TCGCCGCATACGCTCAAGCACTGGAAGGTGCGGCTTGCGAAGGCGCAGTCGATCATGTCGCACGTCATCGATTCGGAGGTCGCTCGCGCGCAGATGACGAAGGCCGTGCGTGCTGCAGCCAAGGCCGCAGCGGCGGCTCCGATGGCCGCCTGAAAATTTTTCTGATTTTTTTCTTCAGCCCCCTTGCACCGTTTATATCCCCTTCGTATTCTGTTTCCCAGATGTTTGATTGCCCTCGCGGCGTAACCGGTTCAGACCGAGACATGCACCCCACTGGGGTGCATTGACTTACCCAGACGAAGCGCAGACGTAGCGAAGAAAAGCCCGCCACCCAGCGGGCTTTTTTGTTTCTCCGCTTTGCTCACTGATGCACTTGCACGCAACACCTGCCTCGACGTCACTGCACGGTGACGAACCGTTCGCGGCTGTCTCAATCCTGGATGCAACTCACTCGATCGATCACGCACTGCTGCGCGCATCGATGAAGGCGCTTGTCCTATGGCAGATCTCTCCGATGTTTCCAATGCACTCGTCACGCTCGTCACCAGCGTGGTTTATCCGAACGGAATCAGCCAGCCGTCGATCACGGGCAATCCGGTGGTGGTCTACAGCGGCTGGCCCAACATGACGCAACTGAAGACCGACCTGCAGGCCAACAAGGCGCAAGTCTCGGTCTTTCCGACCACGAGTCATCAACGGCATGCGAACACCGCGTTCTCCGACTGGACCGTGGCCGCATCGCTGACCAACACGCTGGCTTTGAGCGTGGCCGCACAAACCGTCATGGTGAACGGCGCCGTCAGCACGCCGCAGAACGTTGTGCTGCTCGTGGATGGCCGGGCGTATGCCTACGCCGCGCAGGCCAGCGATACGCCGGCCAGCATCGCGGTGGCGCTCGCTGCGCTGGTGGCGGTCGATCAACCGGCAACGGCTGCTGGCACGTCGATCACCATTCCGAATGCGACGTATATCTCGCCGCGCGTGGGTGGGGTCGGCACCGTGCAGCGCGAGACGCGCAGGCAAGAGCGCACGTTCCTGATCTCGACGTGGGCGAATGGCGCCGCGCCGCGTGACGTCATTGCCGGCAAGGTCGATTCGGTGCTCTCGGGCATCGTGCGCTTGACGTTGCCTGACCAGGGCGCCGCGCTGCGCTACAAGCGCGGCCATCAGCATGACGATCTGACCAATGGCATCTACCGGCGGGACCTGCGGTACGCCGTGGAGTACGCAACCATCGTGACCGACATGGCCTACCAGATTGCGACGGGGGTGGAGAACGTGACGGCCGGTGCCTCGATGGGCGCACAGTTTCCTGTTCGGACCATCGTGCAGTAATCGAAGTCAACCAACCGCGCCGCCCCTAATCATTCGGGCGGTTTTTTATTGCCGGCCGCCTTCGTGCGGCCATTCTGTTTTCTCACTTGGAGGCACGCATGCCGATCGTCCAGCAGGGCAGCATCAATACCACTGCACTCATCGTTCCGGACCTGTACGTCCAGATTGTTCCGCCGCAGGTCACCCTGCTCAACGGCGTTCCCACCAACGTGCTCGGCGTGGTCGGCACGGCCAGCTGGGGTCCCGTCAACTCGCCGGCATTGATCGGCAACATGGCCATGTATGCGCAGACGTTCGGCGTGATCCAGAACCGCACCTACGACATGGGCACTGCGGTGGCCGTGGCAGTGCAACAGGGCGCCAACAACTTCCGCTGCGTGCGCGTGACCGACGGCACCGACACCGCTGCCACGGTGATCGCCCAGACCAACGGCGTGACGTTCACCGCCAAGTACACGGGTTCGCTGGGCAACACCGTCACGGTGGCGCTGGCGGCAGGTTCGGCCGCCAACACGTGGAAGGTGACCGTGGCCGCTCCGACGCTGGCGCCCGAAGTGTTCGACAACATCGGTGCAGGCCAGACCGGCAATGCGTTGTGGGTCGCGATTGCCAACGCCATCAACAACGGCGTGAGCGTGATGCGCGGCGCTTCGCAAATCATCACTGCCACCGCGGGCGCGAGCACCACCGCCCCGACGGCTGCCACGCTGCAACTGGCGGGCGGCACCGATGGCGCGACCACCATCACCGGCGCTGTGCTGCTCGGCCAGGACTCCGTACCGCGCAAGGGCATGTACGCGCTGCGCAACCAAGGCGTGTCGATCGCCATGCTGGCCGACTGCGCCGATGCGACGACCTGGCCGACGCAGGTGGCGTTTGGCCTGTCCGAAGGCATCTACATGATCGGCACGGGCCCGAGCGGTGACACCATCGCCAACGCCGTCACGGCCAAGGGCACTGCCGGCATCGATTCGTACGCCTTCAAGCTGCTGTTTGGCGATTGGGTGTACTGGCTCGATACCGTCAACGGTGTGACGCGCCTGGTGTCGCCGCAAGGGTTTGTCGCGGGCCTGCTGGCCAACCTGTCACCGCAGAACAGCAGCCTGAACAAGCAGATCTACGGCGTGGTGGGCACGCAGAAGACGTTCGCGAACCAGAGTTACAGCTCGGCCGAGTTGCAGGCACTGATCCAGGCGGGCATCGACGTTGTGACGAATCCGGTGCCGGGCGGCGCGTACTTCGGTTGCCGCGCGGGACACAACACCAGCTCGAACGCGCTCACGCAAGGCGATAACTACACGCGCATGACCAACTACATCGCCAGCACGATCAACGCGGGCATGGGCAAGTACGTCGGCCAGCTGCAGTCGGCCACGGTGCGCGCGCAGGCGGCGGCCACGCTGTCGAACTTCCTCAGCTCGATGGAGCAGCAAGGGATGATCGGCGCGGTCAATGGCGGCCCGGCGTTCTCGGTGCAGATCGATGCCAACAACAACCCCATGAACCGCGTGGCGCTGGGTTACATGCAGGCCGACGTGAAGGTGGTCTACCTGTCGGTCATCGAAAAGTTCCTGGTGAACGTGGAAGGCTCGCAAGCCACGGTGATCCGCACTTCGACCGCGAATCAGTAATCCACCCGATACCTGTCAATCAACCTTCTGGCCTCGCATAACACGAGGCCTTTTCTTTTGGAGAACGTTATGCCGATTCAAGGCTACTCCGTCGGCCGCGACTACACGCTCGTCATCCAGACCGCAAGCGGCACGCTACAACCGAACAAGATCACGGCTTTCAAGAGCAAGCAGGACGTGACCGACGTGCGCGTCAAGCGCCTGGACGGTATTACTGACCATGTGCGCTTCTTCGACGGCTGGTCAGGTTCGTTCGACGTAGAGCGCCAGGACGCCACGCTCGACAACTACTTCGCGCAACTCGAAGCGGGCTATTACGCAGGCGTGAACGAAGCCCCCGCGCAGATCTACGAAACGATCCAGGAAGCCAATGGCTCGGTCTCGCAGTTCCGCTATGACGGTGTGCTCATGACGCTGGCCGATGCCGGCAACCGCGCGGGCGATGCCACCATCAAGCAATCCGTCAACTTCGTGGCCTCGCGCCGCATCAAGGTGTCCTGATGACCAACGTGACCATCACTCCGTCTGAACAGATCATCAAGGCCGCCGCGAAAGAAGCGGTGGTCGACGATGCACTGGGCCGCAAGATCACGCTGCGCAAACCGAGCCCGCTTGCGAACCTCGACTTTGCCAAGGCCGCGGGCGGCAGCGAGCTGAACATGCTCTACCTGGCCGAGGTCGCGCACCTGAAGTTCGTCTGCGCCATCGATGGTGATCCGGTGCCGACGCCTGCCTCGGAAGCCCAGTTGCGTGCGCTGTATCAACGCCTGGGCGACGAAGGCAATGAAGCCGCGCAGCGCGGTGTGGCGGCCACCTTCCTCAACGTTGCCACGTCGGAGTCCGAGCTAAAAAACTCCTGACGAACGGCCCGTTTCACGAGGCAATGTGGCTCGTGCATAACGGTGTTCCGTTCGACGTGGCGTTTTCACTGGACGACACCATGCGGCAGGCGATGGCCATCAAATGTAGCGAATTCCATGGCGCGGAGTTCGACCTGAGGACGATGTCTTTCAAGGAGCGCGAATGAACCTCTCGTTGACTGAGATGGTGCGTCGCCTGACCGAATTGGAGGCGCGGCTGCCGGAGGCGTTGTCGCAGGGGCTGGCTGCAGCCGTTGCGGCAATGGAGCTGGCGGCGCGCGCCAAGGCCGTGGAGAGTGCAGTGGCTGCTGGCATGACCGAGGCGGCGCGCGTGAATGCACTGCGTGATTCCATCGGCAGCGAGGTTAAAGGGTTGGAGGCGGCCATCGGCTCCAACGCCAACCAGGCTGTCGTCGTGGAGCTAGGCAGTGCGCAGACGCCACCGCACCCCTTCCTGGCTGTGGTGGCGAGCGAGCACGCCGACGCAGTGCAAAAGAGCGTGGGCGATGCAGTGACGGCGGCGCTGGAGGGCCGCCCGATCGATCCCACCGCAAACGCGCACACGTGAGATCGGTGGCCTCAACAGACGAACAAGGATTCCTATGAGCCTCGATGCTTACAAGATTGGGATACAGATTGCGTTGGTGGATAACGTTTCGCGTGGGTTG